GATGAGAATCTGACTCCTACAACTCCGGTTGTAGATTCCAGTCTCTCCATCACTGGAGCAGCTGCCGATGCAAAAAAGACAGGCGATGAGATTTCAGAGTTAAAGAGCGAAATTAATAACGGTTTACCTAGAGAGGTGAAACTTGCTTTGAACACTATTCTCCAAGGGATTCCATTCATTGACGATGATGTATACAGTGACGAACTTGCCGTATTTAACGCATGGGCAACAGCGGTCAGCATTGTCGGAATTTCCGCAGTATTCAATCAAGGCGATAATGTTATTCTGTCGCTTGATTCCCTTGAATCACTCAAACAGTATTTGACTGTAACCGCAGAATTTGATGATGGATCGACAGCGCCAATCACTACATATACTCTCAGTGGTGATCTGACTGGTGGTGGTGAATGCACAATCACAGCAAGTTATGACGGCAAATCAACAACATTCACGGCTAATGTAATTGAAGCGGTTGATGTTACGCCTTCACTTTCTTCGTTCACTGCCGAACCTAAGTGTGCGATCTCCGTTGACTCTGCCAATAACTCAATCAGAGTCTATACAACTGCAAACACTGTATACAGCGGTGCGCGTGCCGACATGGCAGCACCATTAAAAGAAGGCTATACTTATAAAGTAAGTGCAGACGTAACCGTCGTAAGAGGTACAGCAAACGCAGGAATTGCCAACAAGTCAACAGATTCGTTCATGTTTACATTCGGCGCGACAACGCAGTCAGGTTATTGTGAAAAAGCCGATATTCCATCAACAAAATCAAATTGGAATGCATCAGCCGAAATCAGACTGCTGTGCACATGGGCAACTAATGGACAGGGTGATGTCACATTTACCAACTTTAAAGTTATTGAATACTTAATTCCGGAGGGCGAATGATATGGCAATTTACAGAGCAAACGGAAGTCTGTTGCCCGATACAGACAGAGTACCTAAACAGACGGTGGACGTTCTTGTCGCATCATCCGAAGCCTCATCCGAATTAAAGGCTAATGCTGAATATGTCTGCACAGGAACAAATGACGAAGCAATCATTCAGCAAGCAGTTACATATGTCGCAAATCAAGGCGGTGGAAAGGTACGGCTTTCTGAAGGCAGATTCTATATTGATGCCTTCCCTTCCACGGACTCAGCGGGCGATCATGTTGCGATAATGATTCCGCAGACAGATGCATTATTTTCCATTGAAATCGTTGGTTCGGCTCTTCCATATGGAGCAAGCAAAGAAACTGTTGAACGTGGCACTAGAATCAGAGTCAGCGGTACATGCTATGAAGGCTTATCGGCATCTAGCAGATATACGATCATCCGTGGCGGTTATGTTGCGAATCCTTGGCAAGACTCCAAACAGCATCTGACCATGCGTGACATGGAAATCCAGTTACCTTGGAATCAGAAGCCTATCACATGCCTTGACCTGTATTATACGAACAGGGTGCTGATTGAGAGAGTGCAGTTCAGAGGATACACGAATGGTTATAACGGACATACTGTAACTGTTGAAAATCCTCCCGATCTTGCGGTTGAAAACTGTGTCGGAATGAGGGCAACAGGCGGAAGCAATAACGGAATACTAAATGATTACCGTAATTTGCTTGCCAGTGGATTCTATGAAGGATTTAAACTCGGCGGTGAGCATCTGATTGGAATCAATCTTGCAACCATATTCTGTTATTACGGCTACACTTTCGGAAATTACACATGGAAAGGCACGTTTACGCATCCAATCACGCTGATCAACTGTTGCGATGAGCGCGGTGTTAATCTTCCTCTGTTTGCAAACAACGGTTACTCAAACGGAGCGAATAGTAAACAGTCAATTTCGCTGATTGACTTCAATGTTGAGCGTAATGCTTCACAGGCTCCGGGCGGTGTACTTGGAAATCTCGCAACAGAAACCACGCCTAATTCATTCAGAGGCGAGGTGACATACACTGTTTCAACCACAACGAATCTAAATGAAACAACTGTTGGATTCTTTGCGGATGGTAGTGGTCAAGGATTTAAGACACGCAACATGGCTCACGAACTGAGCGGAACATCAGCCGTTCGCAGAGGTTATAAGCCGACATATATGCAACAGTATTACGATACATCGCTTAATAAAATGCTTTGGTGCATTGATACTGCTAATAAAACGTGGGTTGATGCAGATGGCAACACCGTTGCGTAAAGGAAACTTTAAACCATTTATGAGGTGACTGATGGGAACCGAGATGGAAATGGAACTCGACCTTACAGAAGAAAAGTGGGAAGAATTGCGAGAAACAATTCAAGAAATTCACGATAACAATGCAGAGAAATCCGATGTGATAACTGTAACTCAATTTCTGCTGAATCTTATGGATGTTCTTGACGGAAAAAAGACTGAATAAAATAATTTGCGGTGATGGGTTGCAGGGATTTAGCTTGGTAGCTATGCACGAAAGTGAGATTGAGCGGTTCAATTCCCTCCCCTGCTAACTGTAACTGTGTGTAAGTCATAAGTGCCGTAAAATATTGAGGGAGGTGCGCAATGAGCATACTAATCGGCATGTGCATTGTGGTGATTGGCTTCACAACTATAATCGCAGGCGTAATTATTGGAGAATGTCTTCTATCTTAAAGGAAACTTTAAATCACAAACCAAGCCCGCCGAACTTTGAGGAGTGACGGTGAAAGATCGGCTACTGAAGCAGTGAGAAAGGCATCGTTTTATCAGACGAGATCGTCTTATTTTGAAGACGAGATTGTTCAAAAAGCAGACGAGGTGACTGAGTTTTATGGGAAAATGAAAAAATTTGAATGCCTAGTCAAACAGGGCAGTGTCACAAAGCCTATTGTTAGGTATTTTAAAAATGAAGAATATGCGTATGCATGGCTCTCACTTGAAGGTTATACAGTTCTGTGGATTCGTGAGTGTTAGGACGAGAGGTGAATCATGCTTAATCTCGAATTATTTCGAAAAGCATTCAAAATTGATGAATCTATACCGTTTAGAAGAGGACGGGTATGTGATTTTTTTACAACGGTTAATGGTGGAACTGTGTCTATATATCGTTATCGGCATCACGATCTGTTTAAAAACGGCAGACCGAAAAAGATGAGGAAACTTCTATGAAAAAGAAGAACAGGAACGCTCGATTTGGACGATACCCATCGTGCGATCTGTGCAATAATGCACTGCGGTTCATCCTCAAGGGAGACCCTGATGAAGCCTTCAAACAAATCGTGAGAGCGATTAAAGAAGCTGACGGATATTTCCATGATGACATTGCAGAAATCGTTCAAAAAGCAGATGAGTTTGCTATAATATCTGTGAACCACTCAAATGGTGAATGCCAGTAAGGTGGTGAATTACTCTTTGAGGTTACGGAAGCGGTGAGGAATGCTACGGCACTCACACGCACAGAACACTGGCGGGCGGTCTGATCAGCTGCTGATGCCAGTGTTTTGCGTTTAAAACAGAATTGATATGAAAGACAAAGATAAGCAACCTCTTTCGGATGAAGAACTGGAAGAGGTTTTTAAAGAGATGAGAATCTGAAAGGGGGCAGTTATGCCGGATAAAGAAGATCAGGTTATTATTCTTGACGATTTCGAGAAGTCGCTCGAAAAAGAAGGAATCGAGGTAATCGTTCCCGGACAGGATGAGGACGAACCAGTACAAGGCATCGGTGCTGTTGGCTATGTTCCAAGAACTACTGCTCCATCGTACACAAATCCATACTATCTGAAGCAGGGCATGGGTGGATATAACAGATGTATCCTGATCAGCGGAAACTCATGTCTCGCCAATTGCGTAGGATTCGCACACGGCAGGTTGCTTGAAGAGGGCGGTAGCACTGGCAATCCTAAAATTCCGACATGCAATGCTGAAGACTGGCTAGCAGTCGCAAAAGCAAACGGATTGAAAACAGGGCTTACACCGAAGCTGGGAGCAGTCATTGTATGGAAAAGCGGGAACTTCTGGAATGGCTACGATGGATGTGGTCATGTCGGGGTAGTTGAAGAAGTCTATCCCGATGGATCTATCCTTGTGAGCCAATCAAATTACGGTGGCACAAGGTTCTTTTTGACCAAGCACAAACCACCGTATAACATCTTCGGACAGACATTTGTCGGATTTGTATACAGTCCGTATATCACCGAGAAGTCTGAGCAAAAGCCGAAGTGGGTTAACGGCAAGGCACAAATGCCGGACGGAACAGTTCTCAAAAACCAGTTCGTCACGATTGACGGCAAGGTTTACCACACCGATTCAAACGGCAACATGCAGAAGCATCAGTTCGTTAAAGAGAATGGAGTGACTTACTTCATGCTTGACCACGGAGTAATGGCTGCTTCCAGATGGTGCAAGGTGAACGGGCAGTGGTATTTCTTCGGAAAGAACGGTGCGCAGTTTATCGGTAAGCATCACGTTCCTGTCATGTTTGACAAGAACGGTGTATTCATCGGAAATCAGAAATGAGGTAACGTTATGAAATTATCAGATCGGACTTATGATATTCTGAAGTGGTTTGCTATCTACTTCATTCCCAGTCTTGCAACATTTGTCGGTGTGATCGGACTGGCGCTGAACTGGGAACCGACTGCTGTTGCGACCACAATCATCTCTGCAACCGGTGCTTTCATTGCCGGATGCATCAGAATGTCCGTCGCTGAATATGAAAAAGCGAAAGCAGAAGAATATGAAGGCGACGGTTATGAACAGTGATATCACCATCTCATTATCACAGGTCTTCTGGATCGTTGGCGGAATTACCGCTGTGGCTGCCTTCCTGAAGTGGGCAATGCAGCCGATCAAGCAGATCGAAGACCATGAAACACGGATTAAAGTCTTGGAAAAAGCCGAAGAGGACCGGAAGGCAACAGATCGATACACAGCTAAAGCACTGAATGCGATCGTCAATCATATGATTGACGGGAACGGAATCGACAAACTGAAGGAAGTCAGAGACGAATACCAGGACCAGATCATAAATCATCTGTAGTCGGGAACAGATGAGAAAAAGAAAACCAAGCAAAATAAAAAAAACACACATCCCCCTTAATGTTACGGCTTGGTTCAGACTCGCTCGCTTGAGCGGGTCTTTTTTTTATGTCTGTGATACGATCGTGATACAAATTTACTTAAAAACCATGTTTTTGCATGGGCCGTTATAAACAAAAAAGCCCGTTTATAGGGCTTTATTGACGTCTATGACCGTTTACAAAACTATCTGTTGAAATGTACGGAATTATAAAAATATCGATAAATACTGAACTTTTTGATACCGTGATACGAAAATGATACGAAAAATCAGTCTTTTTTATAAAGATTATTCATAATTTCGATCATTTCATCATCTGTTTTCTCCAGCAGATGCGTATATGTATTCAGTGTGATCGTGATCGAGCTGTGGCCCAGGTACTTCGAAACAGCAACGATCGAAGCACCGGAACAGATTGCGTTTGTAGCAAATGAATGTCTCAGATCGTGAATGCGGATGTCAGGGACTCCAGAAGCCTTGATAGTGCGCTTGAAATGGTCGTACAGCGTGACTTTCGGGATCGGGAAGACAAACGACTGTTCTTCGCTGCATTCGCTCAGAATGGGCTTTAAAACAGCTTGTACGGCATCCGGCAGTTTTAGTGTTCTTTCTGATGTCTCTGTCTTCAATGGTGACAGTCCTTCATTTGTCATCTGCTGATGGATGTGAACACGGCCGTCTGAGAAGTCCGTATACTGCAGGCCAAGCAGTTCGCCGGACCGACATCCAACCATATACAGGAAAGTGAATGCAGCACGATACAAAGGACTTGGCTCGGCTTCGATGAACTGGTTGAATTCTTCGATGCTCCACACGCTGTATTTACGCTTTGGAGCGCGCAATCTCTTCAGGGATGAGGAATGGTTCGGCAGATCATAATACTGCGCTCCAAACGTGAAAATCTGCTTCACAACGGTCAGAATCAGATTGATCGTGCCGATGCTGAGATCTTTACCAGTCAGATCTGTGTGCCATTCCATCAGAGCCTGCTTGGTAATCCGGTCGATCGGCATGTCGATCAGAGGGAAATGCGACTCCAGCATAATGGTCTGATTCTGCTTGGTTCGCGCTCTGGGCTTCCTGTAAGCATAATATTTCTCCATCAGTGCCCGGAAGGTGAGAGATGTGGGCTGTGACTCATCCAATCTCTGATTCGCTTCCCATGTCGCTGCTTCTCGCTTTGTCGGGAATCCGCGTTTGAGAACCTGCTTGTACTTGCCGGTGATACGATCCGTATAGTTGTATTTGACGTACCAGGTGCCACGAGCCTTGTCTTTATACACGGGCATGATCAGCTACCGACAACAGATCTGACAAGATCCTGCGGGTCAATACCGATATGAGCACAGTATTCGAGCATCTGATCAGCGTAGATGGTGCGCTTGCCAAGCTCCCAATTTGATACTGCAGATTTTGTGACTCCAAGCTGATCGGCAACTTCCTGTTGTGTAATTTTCTTTGCTTTGCGTTCTTTAGCAAGGTAAGCTCCGATCTTTACATTGTAGTTTTTCATTTTGTCACCTCTCCGTTTACACCCTCACTATAATCTCTTTTTGCAAAAAATGCAAAAAAGGTGTTGACAGTCAACGGAGAGTCTACTAAATTAGATATTGTCAACGCAGAGTTGACAGAAAGGAGAATGAATGGAAGAAGTTAAATTCAACGTCCGAATGCTAGCCGCTTATATGAAGATGCCGATTGAAGAACTCGCGAGAAAAGCTGAGATCAATATCATGCATCTCAAAAATGTCTCTGCAGGACGCGTGAAAATGACTGCCGATGACATCGTCAAATTATCAAAATTTACTGGCATCCCTGCAGAAAACATTGAACCTTAATTTTTTTGACACAGTGGTCAACGGAGCGTTGACTTAGAGAGGAGACAGCATGGAAAACAGAAACATCTGGCTCGATTGCATCGGATCAGAAGATACAGACTTCTGGGATGAACTCGAGCGTCAGGAAGATTATGAAGCAAACAGAGAATAGAAAGGAGTACACATGAGACGGCAAAGATCATCGTTCGAAATTCTGTCCAGTGCTTACATCAACAAAACAGAGTTCGGAATTGTATCCGGCTATAAGGGCAGACATCTCGATCGGGCATATCTGATCGCGGTCAACAAGGACAAGGAAGATCTGAAAGACCGTCTGATCTATACCTCGGGAGAAAAGATCAGACTGACATCAGCCTGTTGGGTAATGGGCATCTCCCTGAATCAATTACAGAAAATAAAAGCGGATGCTGGAACATCCGCCTGATCGGTGCCCTAGGAAAGGCATCCTCATTTTAACACACAGAGAGGATTAAAACATGAAAATCAAAAACACAGTCTCAGATGAAGATCTTGATTTCTTATACGATCTACTGATCTTCTTCGATTTCGCAGCACTGGCGCTCATCGTTCTGGCAGAGGTGATCTTATGATCAGATTCGAAGCATTCCCGTTCACCATTCATCCGAAGGAAGACGGTGATTATATCGTGATGAGACCAAACGGATACTTTGACGCATTCAGCTACACAACAGATTATGGATGGAACACATTCAGATATCATGACGATTCAGTATTCACGGTGGCAGCAATATCTACCGAAGAGATGCAGAGCAGATGCAAATACTGGCTGAAACCAATCGGCACAGGTACACCGAGCTATTACGAGACCATCACGGAGATGATCGAACAGGTCAGACAGGATCTGATCCAGTACGCTGACCGCAAGCTGAGTGAGCCAGAGCAAGACAGGCAGTACTGGCTTGACGAGCTGTATGAACGTCTGGAACAAGCGAAGGATTTCGCGGAGAGTCTGCAATGAAGATCATCATCAAGGAACCGGGCTGCAGTCCCAGAAGAATTGTCGTACCGAACGACCTGAAGACACTGCAGATCTTGGTGGACGGTTACATCGAGACAGTCACATTTGAACATGGCTGGACAGTTATATGCAACGAAAACGGCAAACTGATTAATCTGCCGTTCAACTGCAAGATCTTCGGTGCAAGCTTTTACGGAACGATCCTGTTTGTCGGCATCCGCGGTGAAAACTTCGCTGACTGTCCGCTGACTATCAAAGATCTGAAAGATCTGTATGAGGTGGAATAAATGGAATTATTGATGGCAATCGTTGCCTTCGGCCTGCTGGGTGCTGCGGTTGTCCTGAGAAGGCATGAGCAGGCATTCGACAAACTGGAAACACTGCTAATGCAGCAGATTTCCGGACAGGTCTCTGTCAAGAAGGAAATCGACAAGCGCATCGACAGCGTCATTACAATTCACAATTCATCAATTGACCACTATGACGATGAGATCGATCAGATCATCGCCCGGATGGATCAGATCACTGCTGACATCGAACGGATCGACCGCGAACAGAAGGATCTGCGGACGTATTACGTCAATTACCGTGAACCGTTACAGGACAACAGCGGTGTGAACTGGTCCAAGAGCTACGTTGTTACAGAGGATTACATATTTGATGACAAGATTCAGTGAACCTAATTTATTCGAATACGAATATCAAGAAGAAAAGAGGAAAACAATGACAGAGAAAACTGTAAAGATCAACAGCCTTGAATTGGAGAACGTGAAGCGCGTCAAGGCTGTCAGAATTGAACCCACTGCCTCCGGACTTACAGTGATCGGCGGCAGAAACAATCAGGGCAAAACAAGTGTCCTTGATGCAATCACTTATACGCTGGGCGGTGCAGATTATAAACCTTCGAATGTAAAGAGAGACGGATCCATGGTAGATCCGCATATGAAGATCGTTCTCAGCAACGGAATCGTTGTCGAGAGAACCGGAAAGAACAGCACTCTGAAGGTGACTGATCCGTCCGGCACAAAGGCGGGCCAGACACTGCTAAACAGCTTCATCAGCCAGTTCGCTCTCGATCTGCCGAAATTCATGAATGCCAACGAAAAAGAAAAGGCGAAGACTCTTCTCAATATCATCGGTGTCGGTGAACAGCTTGCAAAGTTTGACCTTGAAGAAGAAAAGCTCGCCAATGAAAGACTGGCGATCGGAAGAATTGCCAAGGAAAAGAAGGGCCATGCTGATCAGCTTCCTCAGTGGGATGGAGTTCCGAAAAATCTGATCTCCGCATCGGAAATAATTTCTCAGCAACAGGAGATCCTTGCCAGGAACGGAATGCGGCAGCAGTGGAAGGCTGAATATGATCGCATCCTCATGGCATTGAATCAGACAGAAGATGAGATCGGCAGTCTCAAGAGAAGACTGGCAGATCTGAATGCAAGAAAAGACGATCTGGTTCAGAAGGCACAGGAAGCGCAGCATTCTCCGAAAGAACTGGAGATGGAGTCAACAGCCGAGCTAGAAAGAAATATCAGTGAGATTGATGCAATCAATGCCAAGATCAGAGACAACCTTGCTAAAGAACAAGCACAGCTCGAAGCAGAAGAATATCAGAGACAGTATGATTCACTGTCTGCAGATATTGATGAAGTCCGTAGGAACAGGATGAAGCTTCTGGAAGGTGCAGCGATGCCGCTTGAAGGACTCAGCATTGATCATGGTTCACTGATCTACAAAGGACAGCCGTGGGATAACATGTCCGGATCTGATCAGTTGAAGGTGTCTGCAGCTATTGTCAGAAAGCTGAATCCGAAATGTGGATTTGTACTTCTGGACAAGCTTGAGCAGATGGATCTTGATACGCTCCGTGAATTCGGAACATGGCTTGAGAAAGAAGGTCTGCAGGCAATCGCTACAAGAGTTAGTACTGGAGATGAATGCTCCATTTACATCGAAGATGGTTATTCCATCGACCATGAAGGAAATAAGACAGCAGAAACGCTGGTCAGACCGGCAGAGATGATGAAGAATCCTGAACCGGCTGTAGCAGCACCGAAATGGGAAGCAGGTAAATTCTAATGTCATTCGAAATTACAAGTGGCTTACAGAACAAGCCGTACAAGACAGTGATTTACGGTGTGGAAGGTATCGGAAAGACATCACTTGCTGCTAAATTTCCCGATCCGCTGTTCATTGATACAGAAGGATCGACAGCAAGAATGAACGTCAGAAGATATCCGAAGCCGACTTCAGCTGCCATGCTCTGGGACGAGATATCAGAAGTTATTAAAACAAAACCGTGCAAAACATTGGTCATTGACACATTCGACTGGGCAGAGCGTCTGATCATCCAGGCAATCTGTGACGGATCACAGAAAAAATCCATCACCAGTTTCGGATACGGTGACGGATTCGTACAGCTGGAAGAACAGGTCGGAAGATTTCTGAACCATCTGCAGGATGTGGTAGACATCGCCGGTATCAACATCGTAATCACAGCCCATGCTCAGATCAAAGCATTTAATCAGCCGGATGCAGACAATTCATATGACCGCTATGAGCTGAAACTTGGAAACAAGACAACAGCCAAGACATCAAACATGCTCAAGGAATGGGCGGACATGGTTCTGTTTTGCAATTACAAGACATTCGTTGTCGCCAAGGATGAAAAGGGAACCAAGCACAAGGGAACCGGCGGACAGAGAGTGATGTACACGACTCATTCGCCTGCCTGGGACGCAAAGAACAGGGACAATCTCCCACCGGAGCTTCCGCTTGATTTCTCCAGTATTGCCCATCTGTTCAAAGATCAGAAGACCTCAGAAGAGAAGGTCAAAGAGATCTTCGGTGCTGAGAATGTTCAGGTATTTGATTCAGTAGCTTCAGATACACCAGTTCCTTCTGTTCCTACTCCCGAAGAAGTGAAGAGCGAACCGCTGAAATATGTATGGCAGCCAAAGCCTTATACAGAGGCCGAGGAAGCTGAGATCAGCCGTCTGCCGAAAGCTCTTCAGGATCTGATGAGAGCGAACATGGTTCATCCGGATGAGATTCAGAAGGCTGTCAGCGACAAAGGATACTTCCCCAGAGACATGATGATCGAGAAGTATGCTCCGGACTTTATCCAAGGCTGTCTGATCGGGGCATGGCCGAGCGTAATGCAGATGATTCAGGACGAAAGAGACTTGCCATATTAAGGAGGGTGAAATGACAACTTATAACAACAATCCATACAGTGGCTACAATCAGCCAACAAATTCAGCAGCACCGGAAGGAAACGAACTGCTTGAAGGTGCAGTGATTTCCGCAGCGGATCTCGGTGATTATGAAAATCCGTATACACTTCTGCCGGAAGGCGATTATAACTTCACAGTCGTAAATCTTCAGACCAAGAGATTCTCACCTGGTCCTAACAGCAAGATCGGTGCCTGCAAGCAGATTGTTCTAACACTTCGGGTTGCTGATCCGAATGGAACGGCTCCAGTAGACCTTGAACACAACCTGTATATGTGGGGATCTAAGTCATGCATCGGAATGATTGCCCAATTCTATGATTCAATCGGCAATCATCGCAAAGGTGAGCCTCTCAACTTTGACTGGAGACCTGAAGCGATTATCGGCAAAACAGGAAAGCTGAAGATCACCCACAAAGTCCATCGTGATGATGTCAATAAGCCGGTGGATCAGCAGAGACGCTACAACAACATCGCAAAGCTCTATGTGAAGGAAGAAACAGCCGGAACCCCTGTCTACACCGGCGGTTATACTCCCGGAACATTCTGATAAATGGCCGAATTAAGACCATATCAGGAAGAAGCCAGACAAGCCATTGAAAAGGAGTGGGCCAGTGGTGTCCAGAAGACACTGCTGGTCCTTCCTACAGGCACCGGTAAGACGGTTGTCTTCTCAAAGGTAGTAGAAGACAGGGTAAGAGAAGGTGACCGTGTTCTGATCATGGCTCATCGAGGAGAGCTGCTGAATCAGGCGGCAGACAAGCTTCATAAAATGACAGGACTGACCTGTGCGATCGAGAAAGCTGATGAGACATGCCTCGGCAAATGGGACAGGGTCGTGGTTGGCTCTGTACAGTCACTGCAGAGGCCTCAGAGGCTCGATCGGTTTCCGGATGATTACTTCTCTACTATTGTCGTTGATGAAGCACACCACGCAATTACGGATGGATACAGACGTGTTCTGGATCACTTCCCGTATGCTAATGTGCTCGGTGTTACCGCAACACCGGACCGTGGAGATATGAAGAATCTCGGTGAAGTATTCCAGTCACTGGCATATGAATACTCCATCGTCAAGGCGATCAGACAAGGATATCTCTGCAAGATTATGGCGCAGACAATTCCGCTGCAGCTCGACATGAGCAGTCTGAAAACACAAGCGGGTGATTATACGCTTGGATCCATTGATTCCGCATTAGATCCTTATCTTGAACAGATCGCAGTGGAAATGGAGAAATACTGCAAAGACAGAAAAACGGTTGTGTTTCTGCCTTTAATCAAAACGTCACAGAAATTCAGAGACATCCTGAACCGGCACGGCTTCAATGCTGCCGAAGTGAATGGAATGTCTGATGATCGGGATCAGATCCTCAAGGATTTTGAAAACGATAAGTACAACATCCTCTGTAACAGCATGCTTTTGACGGAAGGATGGGATTGCCCATCAGTTGACTGCATCGTTGTATTAAGACCAACCAAAGTCAGATCTCTGTACTGTCAGATGGTCGGCAGAGGGACAAGACTCAGCCCAGGCAAAGAGAACCTGTTACTTCTGGACTTCTTATGGATGTCCGAAAAGCATGAACTTTGCCGACCGGCAGACATTATCTGCAAAAACAAAGAGGTTGCTCAGAAGATGACGGAGAACCTTGCGGATGTATGTATTCCGGAAGATATCGAAGCAGCTGAAAAGAAGGCAGCGGAAGATGTACTGAAGGAACGTGAAGACAGGCTCGCTGAACAGCTCAGAGCAATGCAGAAGCGGAAGAGGGCACTGGTTGATCCATTACAGTTCGAAATGAGCATACAGGCAGAAGATCTTGCCAATTATGAACCTTCGATCGGATGGGAAATGGGACCGGCTTCCTCAAGACAGCTTCAGGCACTTGAGAAATACGGAATCTTCCCGGATGAGATCGAGAATGCCGGCAAAGCTGCACTGATTCTGGACAAGCTTGCAAAGCGCAGAATGGAAGGATTATGCACACCGAAGCAGATCCGCTTTCTGGAAGGAAGAGGGTTCCAGCATGTCGGTATGTGGTCATTCCAGTCTGCAAACAATATGATTGCCCGCATCTCGGCCAACAACTGGCGGATCCCGCTCGGCATCAATCCGGAGACTTACACTCCACAAGGAGTCTAAATGGCAGAAGAAAAAGAAATCATTGAAGCCTTACAATTCATCAATCCGGTGAACTGCAGTTATCAGGAATGGCTGAACATCGGAATGGCAATCAAAGCTGCCGGATACTCCTGCATGATCTGGGATGACTGGTCGAAACGAGATCCGGACAGATATGACGGCGGCTGCTGGAAGAAATGGGAATCACTCAATTCTTCCGGCATCACTGAGAAGACGCTGTTCAAGATGGCGATCGAAGGCGGATATCAGCCGGAAGGATATTTCGGCAAAGATGACAGTCCAGGAAGGGAATTACATGATGGTGAGTCAATCGATGTCAGTGATTATTACAAAGTCATTGATAAGGACATGATCGACATCAAAACAATCCCAGAGCCTACGAACTGGAACCCGCTTGAAGATATCCGCCAGTACCTGTCAGTGATATTCAGTCCGGATGATCATGTCAGTTACTGTACCGACTGCTACAAAGATAAGGACGGTAAATATCATCCAAAAGGCAGAAATTACGACAGAACTGCCGGAAGGCTTCTGGATGAAATCGACCATGCTCAGAAGATCGAAGATGTGTTCTATGACTACGATCACGAATGCGGGGCATGGATCTCATTCAATCCGATGGATGGCAACGGCGGTAAGATCGACAACATTACTGACTTCAAATATGCGCTGATCGAATCGGATACTCAAGATCTGAATGAGCAATATGCACTTATGACGGAGCTTGAGCTTCCGATTGCAGCACTTGTTCACTCTGGCAATAAATCAATTCATGCCATTGTCAGAGTGGATGCGAATAACGAAAAAGATTACTCAAGAAAAGTCGAGTATTTATTCAAGATCTGTAAGAAAAACGGACTTGATGTGGATACTTCGACCAAGAATCCAAGCAGACTCTCAAGAATGCCAGGATTCTTCAGGGGCAAAAACAGGCAGTATCTCATCGCCACAAACATCGGAAAAGAATCATGGGATGAGTGGGTTGAGTATGTTGAGTCTATCAATGACGATTTGCCTGATCCGGAAGACTTCTCAGAGATTTGGGAAAATCTTCCGGATCTCGCTCCGGAACTGATTCATGGAATCCTCAGAAAAGGACACAAGATGCTGCTTTCCGGCGGATCCAAGACAGGTAAATCCATGTTGATGATTCAGCTGGCAATTGCGATCGCTTCCGGCGGGCACTGGCTGAACAGATACTGCGAGCAAGGAAAAGTGCTCTATGTGAATCTCGAAATTGATAAAGCCTCATTCGCCAGAAGAATCGCTGAAGCATGTGAGAAGAGATCGATCACAGTCGATCAGATTCAGAAGAATCTCAAGATCTGGAATCTCAGAGGCCATAGCACAACACTGGACAAGCTTGCACCGAAGCTGATCAGAAGATGTGCCAAAGAGAATTACACGGCCATTATCATCGATCCGATCTACAAGGTCATGATGGGCGATGAGAACAAAGCCGGTGACATGGCTCAGTTCTGTAATCAGTTTGACAAGATCGCTTCGCAGCTGAATTGTGCTGTGATCTATGTCCATCATTTCAGTAAAGGTGATCAGGACAAGAAAGCGAGCATTGACCGTGCTTCCGGTTCAGGAGTATTTGCCAGAGATCCGGATGTCATTTCAACAGTCACAAAATTGAATACAGATGAACCTGCAGTCAGAGTTGAATTCACGCTTCGGGAATTCCCAGACATGGATCCAATTAATGCTTGGTATCGGTACCCGATTCATGTGGTTGATGATACAGGCGAGCTGAAAGGCAAGAAATTAGTTGGAGCCAGTGTTAAGAAATCCCATGAGGAAACACTTATTGAATTTGTTGATAAGCTGCATGTAGCTTATGAGAATCTTAGCTGCGGTCCAGATGGTGAAGATAAAGATGTCACGCAAACAAGAATGATTGAGTGGATGCAACTCAGCAAGCCGACATTTATAAAGTATTTTAACGAGGCTGTGAAGTCTGAAATGACAGATCTCAGAAGAAAAACGAATAATAAAAAAGACGGGAAATCAACTTTCATAGTACGTGTAAATGATGGTGTAAATGAGTAAATTTACACGGGTGTAATACAGGTGTAAAACACATAGATTTATACCCGTGTAAATAGGGTGTAAACATAATGCTTTACACGGGTGGTATAAACAACTACCTAAAGGTAAATACGTACACGCACGTCACATACATGGTAGTACGTCACCCTGACGGTCGTACTACTCATGTGATGTGCGGTGACCCCGAACAATTACACCAACCAAAAAACACATGAGGTGATTGATTATGCAATTCTTTATACCAATGAAAATAATCCCGACAGCAACCGATCAGGAAAAAGGCTTCAACACCAAAACGAAGCAGATCTACCTGAAGCCGGAGGCAAAGGCTGCCAGAGGAAAACTCAGAGCTTATCTTTCTGAGCATGCTCCGGATCAGCCGATCGAGAAGGTTCCGATCAGAGTCCGAGTGATCTGGTGCTTCCCGGTGACAAAAGGACATGCAAGCGGTGAGCCGAAGATCACAAAGCCGGATACCCAGAACATGAACAAAGCTCTCTATGATGTGATGACTGAGCTGGGCTTCTGGGATGACGATGCAAGGATCTGTGAAGAACATATCTTCAAGTGCTATTCGGATACTCCGGGATTATTCGTAGAAATAAACAAAATCGAATTATGAGGAAAACAGAATGAAAAAAGTATTCTTGGCAATCGCGCTGCTTCAGACTATGGCGGGCTGTGAAAAGTCCGATCGCGTTAACTTCAACATCAGAAGAGAGGCTAATAATTTCAATATTTACAGACGAGTAGTCGCAATCAACACCCGTTTAAACGATACATTGTTTGCGGTTGAAGGCTACATTTCGGTAAGCGTTGATGAAGACGAAGATCTGAATGTAACAATCCAAACAGGAGAAGACGAATTCAAACTGTTTTATGCACACCTGGGAACGGATGTCACATATACAGTCATTCAAACAGAGCCAGCGAATGTAACTCCATACGCATACAATATCAGCTTCTTCCCGGCAAAAGAGACACTTGAACATGGATTGATCGATGTAGTTTCAAGCGAGGCGCAGAATGACTGAACTTAAGCCATGCCCGTTTTGCGGTGGCAAGGTAAAGATCTCATACGATATTCGCAGTGAAGCGAATGGAATTTGGTGCCCGACATGTCACAGCATGACGAAGTTTATAAGAATAAAGCTGAAGTCTGACAAAGAGACGTTCGGCGAATTTGAATCAAGGTGGGAAGCTGCATGGAACAGAAGAGCACAATGAATGAACAGGTGAATCTGTTCGATCAGCCTTATGCCTGCTGGAGATATTACAGCCCGAAGTGCTGGGAATGTCCGGTCTTCATTCACGGAAAAGAAGATCTTGTTCAGGAGTGCATCAGCTGCGGAGCGTCATGCAGATCTTGCACAACTCCCAAAGGCAAATACTTCACCGGATGCGAATATGCGGAGAAACGGACATGAGTCTGGAGAAGACACTGGCAATAGAATTACAGACCCGCATGGATTGTGTGCAGGCCGATTACGACCGTCTGATCATATGCGGAGCAAACAAAGACAGTCTCGAGCGGGTGATCAAACACTCGCTTGAGATTGGCATCATCAAAGACAAACTAGAAAACATACGATTGCATGAATTATTGAAAGAAGGGGAATGATGGGAAGAATGACACTTGGCGAACGTCTGAAATTTGACCGCAAAGATCAGGAATTCCGTCAGCGGAATAAATTTCCGAAAGACAGAATTGCCTTCCGATCTGTCAAGCAGACGTTTGTGGAAGACCAAAAAGATTTCAAAGAGTATTTCGATGGAGTTATCGATTTCGATACCTTGAGAGCACGGATCGCAAAGAACAACCTGCTGGATGAATATTTCGAGGATGGAATGATTCCGACAGCGATGATGAGAAACACGCTGAAGATCACAGGATGGACCAGACGGCATGGATCTGAATGAAATGACATACGAAGAGCTGGTCAGTATGATCGGCGGTCTTCACTCCCAGGATAAAGTCAAAGAAGCCTATAAGCGGATTCTGAGGCACTTGTTTCTGACACGTGAAGATCTTGTCAGTGATATGGTGCTGATCTTTCAGACTCATGAAAAAGCCAACAGAGACGGATTCGGATTACAGGCCAAAGTCAGGAATCAGAACGAGGAGATGAAGAATCTCAGATTCAGACTTCATCAGAGGGAGAACAGACGTGACCATTGAGACGCTCAGAAAGTACACGCATCTGATCGGGGAGATCAATCTGATCAAGGCTGAGATCGCAGATGCATATATGCC